TAAATACTCAAGCTACCCTATGAGGTCGATTCGCTATATTGTTAATTATTCCAGGATAACTTGAGCAAATAACGGTTCGTTATTTTATCATAAAATAAAGCTTTTCCGGTACATTAGCAACTATTAATTACTTGTTTATATAAATATCTTGACAGTAACTGTCACACTCTTATTATGTTTATATTGTTAATTAATATGAGGTTAAAATGAAAACTAAAGAATTATTAAAAGAAACTACGGACAAAGTTATAAAGCTTATGAAGACTCAAGGGACAGATTGGGTAAAGCCATGGGCTACCAAAATGGGCAATGAAATGCCTACTAATTACACTACCGGAAAAAACTATACCGGCTTTAATACTTTTCAACTTAGTATGACAGCCCTAGACTCTGGTTATGAGCATAATAGATGGGCAACGTATAAA